CTTCTTCTTGCTGTCGTTCGATTTCGGCGAGTTTCTCTTTCAACGCGTTAGCCTCATCGACCTTCTGCTTGAAACGTTCGTAAGGTATGCGATTATCGACGCCTCCCTGTTCTTCCGTATTTTCCGTCCCGTCAGACGAGCTTTCTTCGTCGATATTCGTTTCTTGTTCGTTTTTGATTTCGTCTTCCATAATTAATTCCTCCTCCTAATTTTACGTCTAGCGACGGATTTTAAGCGTTCTCCAACGCTTCTAATCTTGCGATAATATCATTATATTGCGCCTCCGTTCCGAAGCCGTCATTTCCCGGCGGTCCTTGAGGTCCTTGTTCTCCGTCTTTACCGTCTGCTCCGGAGGGTCCTTGCTCCCCGTCTTTACCATCTGTTCCGGGAGGTCCTTGCGGTCCTGTGTCACCCTTATCGCCTTTAAGCGATTCAAGCCACGCTTGCTCGTCTCCTTCAAATCCGTTATCGACTGCGATTTCATACGCCGATTTCCCCGGCTCGCCTGCGCCTCCTCCAGCGACGAAATAAGGTTCTTTGCTATAATGTGGTTTATTCGCCATTCTCTAATTCTTCACCGCCTTCCTTGAATACATCTTCGTTGCCGTAACTTACCGTGCTATTAAAACGCCGCTTGTTACGCTCGCTTTCTATTTCTTACTCCAAAAAATGTTGTATGTTTAATCGTAATAATCCTTGTTTATTCATTCGTATCTTCCTCCCCATCGTTTAACGCCCGGCGGCGAAATAGATTCGAATGTTTTATTTCCTATCGCTTTCTCGGCTGATACCATCCCGTACCTTTACACTTAGGACACTGGATAACCTCTCCCGTTTTCGTACTCGGAATCTGCCCCGAGCCTCCGCAATTATCACAAAGCACTTCTAGCTCGCCGTTCTCATTCCGGCGCTCGGTCTGCGAGATACTTACCGTTTCAGAATCGCCTGCATCCATCGGATTTTCTCCATAAGGGTCAAGATTCATTTGCTCCTGCAATGCTTCGTTTAGAATTTCTTGCTTCTTAGCCGCAATGTTATCGACACCTAGACGCTCCATAGCTCCTGCTTGCGATTCTAGTCCGTGCATCATTTCGTTGCCTAATAGTTCGACAAGCTCTTTACGGTTATCCGGCAACGGAAGCATGAACCTAATCTCGCTTTCGTAGTTATCGATACTTTTTACGACTTCTTTATCGTAAGCAAACTTTGTATGATCTACGCGAGCCTGCATATATCGGATAGTCTTTTCGTGTAATTCTCGTAAATCGTAATGCCACGCGAGCCAATGCTCTTCGGTATCCGAAATGATGTCGTGGAATAAAATACGCAATGCTTCGCCATTTAAGCCTCCGAAATTAAGCTCCTGCGGCACTACTTGCGGCAATCCGCTAATTTCGTGCATGGCCGCTTTAACTCGCATGTATTGGTCTTTGAACGCTTCTTTCCAACGGAATCCGCTTTCTATCTTACGGATTTCCGGCGGCAAGCTTTCGACCGCTCCCCGTGCTTCGAGTATTGCTCCCGGAGCTACGTTCATCTTATCCGCCGTTCCTTCAGGAGCGTTTAATACCGCCGTCATCGGGAACATTTCGAATTTAAGTGAATCTATAGCATCCTCGTTCATATTGTTAAGGACGTCATTTTGCGTTCGGAGGTGTGAAATCTCACCGTCTCCGACTTTTCCCGCGAGTAGTTCGTCTACCGAAAATGCTACTACCGGAATGAAATCAAGTCCTGTCGGGAGGTATTCTTTATCGCCGATTAATACGCCTTCCTGCCCTTTATCCGGAACTATCGACTTTAATAACCTCAAATCGCTTTCGGCGTAAATAGCTTCGTGCAGATAACATCCATCGTCTTCGAGGCGATAAGTCTGTATTTGAACGGCGTCTAATTCTTCGCCCGACTGCTCCCATTTTCGATATTTAACGAAGTGGGCCGCAATCATATCTTCGAAATCATCGTCCGAATATACCGGGATGAATTCGTGGTCCGGTCGCCAAATCCAACGCATCTTACCTGTTCGCTGATTGTAGACGATTTTACAAACAACTCGGTCTGCGATTAAGCGATCATGAGCCGCTTGTAGTAATTTCGAACGCATCTTATTTTCGTCCCATAACGTTTTAAGTAATTCCTCATAATTATCGGCTCGTTCGTTTTCTTTCGCCTGTTCCGGACTCGGCTCATAGCCCTCCGAAACTTTATCGATGTCTTCGTCAATCTGTTTTCGCGGCACGTGAATCGCATGACTGCCCGACATCTGCCATCGAGCCTTTCGGTCAATTACCGCCTTAAAGTAATTCGTAGCGTAACGCGTAGGGTCATAATCGATATTCGGCGGTCTTTCTAAATCCGAAGCCTTGACGAGTTTACCGTATTCATCTACGTGCTGCTTTCCGTCATAATAATCGTAATTCTCAATTTGCTTACGTATTCGTTCGCGTGTCTCTTCGCCGAGCGATTGTTCGAATGCGTTGAAAAGCATATCGTCCATATCTTGCGGAGACATTAAGTTGTAATCGGTTAGACCTTGATATTTCGTCATATATCGTTATTACCTCCTTCCTTGTTTCGCTAATAATTCGTCCATTATTTCGCCTATTTCGTCGAGCATTTCGAGCTTTCTGTCGGGAATAGTTTCCGCGTGCATCAGCTTTTGAAGCCTCCGCACCTTGCCGTTAGTAATAAAGCAAGTAGTATGTACGTAACAGTTACCGCATTTAAAGTACGTCTCTTCTAAGCCTCGCCCGAACTTCCGCTTCTTGAATTTAACGTCAAACTCTTGATTACATTCATCACATTTCACTAACATTTAGTCCGCTCCTATCGCATTCGCTTCGCTATTGTTCGCACTACTGCAGAACCACCGCTCGCTGTCGTATATGCCATATGAACAGCATCCGGGAAATCATCATGGTTGTGCATCGGATACATTTCGAACTGATCTAACTGGTCCGCGGGCATATTACGTCTGAATCGTAGTTTACCGTTTTGAATGTCCGGCAATAGCGACTCTATTCGCAATGCTTTTCGAGTACGCTGTTTAATCTGCCTAATCCGTGTATGACTCGGGTAGCCTCGTTTTTGAAGTTCCTGTTCGAGTTTGTCTGCGATGAACTCCTGTGCGAATTGTGCCTCTACGCCAAGTCCTTCGTATTGATATTTGAACGTAAGCTCTACCGCTTTTTCGATAAGCCTGTCCGGATGACACCGCTCCATGAAAACGTCATAAATAAAACAATTTCCGGTTTCCATATTTCGAGCAATCGTTACTATTACGGAATAGTCGCCTTTCTCTTTACCCATAGCGATGTCGATACCGCCATAGAATCGAATATTCTTTCCCGCTAAGTCTTCTTCGTCGAAATACTTAAAATGCTCCGGCTTAAATATCTGTCGCTCTTCGTCGGTAGGATTATTCTGATATTCTTGGTTGAACGCTTTCGTTCCGTCCTCTTCACGAATATTGATTAATTCATAATACGTGAAGTAGCCCGGCCAAAGAATTTCCGTACCTTTCGTCATCTCTTCCTTGTTTTCATCGAAGAATTCGCGAGCCTTATCCGCAGCGTCCTTAACATCGCTCCGATAAATCTTTCTCCACTCTTCCCATAAGTCCGCTCTATCGGAAAATTTATTAATAGCCGCAAATTTCCTTGAATCGAAATCCCGTCGCTCTTCTGTAACGTAATGAAGCAATGATCCGAAACAAAGTATTGTTCCGAGATAAATTACGATTCCTTCTTTCGCAAGTGCCGGCAACATTTCTTCCCGAAACCACGACTTAGACTTTTCGATAAGCTCCGGCGTATTCGTCGATTCGTCGCTTTCTAAATCGTCGAGTATGAATAAATCCGGACGAGTTGCTCCGTGCCTAAGACCTCTAGTCTGCGTTCCAAGACCCTTCGATTCAACTTTCGTATTGCTCGTCGTTATGTATTCGTATTTATTGTCGAGTTCGTTTTTCGAAGGCTGTACGTATAAAAGCTCTCCGAAATCTGAACGAAGCTTTTCGTTTAATTTAAGCTGATATCGACCCCACGTAATGAAGTCGCCTGCGACGTCGGTAGTCTCCGAAAACAGCACGATGTATCGTTTTAATCGGAATACTACTTGATGGATAAGGTATATATTCGAAAGCCATGCGGTCTTAGCGTGCCGTCTCGGACAAGCCCACGCAATATGCCGTCTCGCCCTTCCGGTAGTAACATCGTCCAACATCGAAGTCAGTTCTTTATGGAAATCCGCAGCATTAACCATATCAACGCCCGCGGGAATCAAGTTGTCCGCATTGTCCGGATTACCGTCCTCCGAAAAGTAAGTCATTCCGAAGAAGAGTACGTCATGCTCCGCCCGATGAATCCGCTCAA